GTAATAGTTACATTACCAGTCGATCCACTAACGGAAATGTTATCGCCAGCAGTGATACTAGTGACAATGCCTGTAAGTTCCACACCATCACCATAAAATGTAGTTGCTGTACAAACACCAGAAACACTTACATCACCAGAAACAGTTAAAGCACTAGCTGCGGTTGTAGTTCCAATACCAATATTTGAAAGTGTATGAATACCAGTGGAGTTTTGTGCCCAATAAGATTCTCCTCCTCCCCCTCCAGTAGAATTAACAGTAACACTTCCATATGAAGTGCTAATGCTTATATTAGAACCTGCAACAATTTGAGTTACAATTCCAACATAAGCATTAGTTCCATCACCAATTAATCCATAAACTTCACTAAAATTTTCATTAATTTTTACTGCACCAGACAATAAAGTATCACCTGTTCCATCATTTGGTATTGTTCCAGTACTTATACCTTGTCTAGCCATTTTAGTTTAGTGTTTATTGGTATTTATTTACAAGTAATTATTAATCTTCAACGGAGCAATTCTTCGAATAATTCCAGAAGTAGAAATACCACCAACTCCATTTGAACCATAGAAGTTTAATGCAATAGGATTGGATGCTCTTGCTCCTAAATCAATCTTACCCCAACTGTAAGAACCAAAATAGAAGGAACTTGAAATTCCACCAGTATATACTGTGTATGTTCCAATACCGGAATCAAATGTATAATCTTCAGAATCAAATGTAAGTAATGATGAAGAGAATGTTTCCGCATTATAATTTCCAACATTAGTAAAGATTCTATTTACATATGTTGTTCCAATTCCAATAACATTTACTTCAACAATTTCAGAAGAATATACTTGATATACATTATCAATAAATTGTGTTCCAATGCCAATGGTACTTCCAGATAAGTCTAGCGAAGCTTGACTCGTTGTTGCAAGTCCCACATTAGAATCTTTAACTACAAAGAAATCACCCGTTGAAATACCACTGATTGTTGCCGCAGTAGATACAATTGAAGTATCTCTTAAGAAAGAGTTTGGTGGAATGAATAAATCGAAGATAAAACGATTCAATGAACCGATGGTAGTTGTTCCAAATCCAACAACAATACCAAAATCTCCAACATAAGAATCTGAGGTATTTTCTTCATATATAACTTCTGGAGTCTCAATTAAAACTACAGGTGGATTTGTATTTGTATATGCAATACCTGGAGAAGTTATTGTTATTGAAGATACTGTTCCTCCAACAGAAATTGTAGATGTTGCAGTTGCCCTTGCAGTCGTTCCATATCCAACAGGATTTGCAATTGTTACTGATGGAGATGTATTATACCCAAAACCACCATCACTAATTACAATTGAAGAAATAGTTCCTGCAGTAGAAACAACAGCAGTTGCCGAAGCTCCTACAATTACATCTTGAGAAATGAGTATAATATTTCGTAAATTTGTTGTTGTATTATTTTCTTTTTTAGAATCAAAGAAAGTCCTTACACTTTCAACATATGCAATTGTAGAACCAACACCAACTGGTTGAATGACATTAGTTGTTGGATTTATAAGTGCAGCATTTAATACTCTTGCTTTACTTACAAACTTTCCATTAATAATTTTATCTGAAGTTTGTTTACACCAGGTAACAGGTCTCAATACATCAGTATCAGTTGTTACTCCAGGACCTGGATATGGGTTTGTTGCAACAGAATCAGATGTATTAATACCAGTAACTGTTCTTGGATCTTGTTGAAGAACAAGTCCTTGTCCTTTTTCTGGATCATAATTAAGAGTAAGTTCATCACCAACTTTTACAGTCTCAAGAATATCCTTGAAAACAACATCAACATCACCACTTCCCTTGTAGAAGAGAATTTTCGATTTATCTCCCGCCTTTGGAGCCTCATTAAAGGTAAGTATACTACCACCTTCAAACTCATAACTTCCACCTCCAATTTGAAGTATATCATTAATAAAGATGAGAAGGGTTGCTCTTACATCAATGTTTGATCCAACTGCAGATCTAATTGTTATTACATTACCATTCAAAGATAATGGGAATGTCTTTCTTGATCCATCAAACAAATCATCTAGTTTATCAAGAACTTCCAATTCTCCAACACTCCATCCAGCAAACTTATCTGTAAATGTTCTATCGATGGTGATTTGGAATTCTTCAAATGGTAAAGATGTATTTGTTGGAATTCCGCTCAATCCACCAGAATTTATAGTAAGTATCTCACCTTGTCCATATCCGTATCCAAAGTTTTTAATTGAAAAATCAACAACACTAGATCCTTGTCCAACAACAATATCAATAGTTGCAGCATTTCCGCCACCAGATGAAGAAGAACTGTATACTAAAGGAATGTCCGAATAACTTAAAGGTTCATCTATTACAACTATTGGAGGATTAGATGAAGTATAACCAATTCCAGGATTTGTAATAGCAATACTTACAATATTACCTCCACTAATTGCAGCAGTTCCAATAAATTCTATTGCGGGAGTTCCTGTACTTGATGTTTGAACTCCCACATTGACAACGGTTTGAATACCTGCTCTATATCCAGATCCACTATTTCCAATACTAATCGACTGAATAGTACCCGAAACAGAGACCACGGCAGTTCCACCAGCGGCCACAAGGGGTTGATAACCAAATCCGCCCGTAGATGCAACAGAAACAATTACTCCTCCAACAGGAATATTTGAAGAATTAACATCATATGAAACAGAAGTAGCAGTTCCAAGGAAGGTGATACTTGTAACACCTACAGATTCACTTAAAGTATAGTTCTCGACATCAACTTGAATTCCTTGTGGACCCTGGAAAATATTATTAATTAAGACAATTGCATTTTCAGTTGAAAAACCAGTGGTGTTTTGTTTATCAGAAGTTAATGTAAATGTTTTTGCAATTCCAGTAAATCTGTTTGAAATATCATCAAAAACATAGTTCTTGGAATATGTTTCTTCTGTTCCATTTACTATTCCAGATCTTAAGAATGTTCTACCTTGGAAAGAAGAACTTGTAGTAATTCCAATCCAATCTCGGGAGTCTGGCGGATTTGTTGTGGAACTTAATGGAATTTTACCATAAGGAGCTTCAACAAAATGAATTGTATTATCTACAATGTTATAGTTTCCAGAAACTTTTGTGATGAGTGAATTTGATGTATGACTGGAAATTCCGGTTCCCATCCAAGGACGATCAACCAAAATCACATTTGTACTTCCTAGTCCAACTGTGTTTATCTTCATTATTTCATCATCTATCTGAATCAAATCACCACCAAAGAATGAAGTGATTCCTGAGAATTTCAATCTATTATCTGTTGTTAAGATATCATCAACTAAAGTTGCAGTAACAGCACTAGAAACGATAGGTGATTGAAACATATTATCGATCAAGATAATACATTTCGAATTTTGATTTTTTGAAGTAAATGTATGAGATGTTCCAATTCCCACAGTTACTAAATCGAGAGTATTAGGAACTGCATTGAGAGCATCTTCTGCAGATCTAGCAAGTTTTACTTTACCGTCATTAACTTTTACAATAAAGACACTTGATGGAAGTTTATCTGTAGTACCAATACCAACAAATGAAGTCGATGCAATTCCAATTGCTTGAGTAGATCCTGCTCCAGAATGTGTATATACAACCTCCTCACCAGTTACAAAGAAATGATCTGCAATTGTTATGGTGTCCGTTGATGTATTTGCAATTGAAGTATTACTTCCATCAAAGTTTCTTTGGAAAATTTGATCACCTTTATGAGTTAAATTAAACTCTCTCTTGACGGATCTATCAGTTCCTTCATAATCCCCTGAGTTGGAAATTATTCTTCCATTATTAAAATTAATTTGATTTGGCCTAGTGTTTCCATCAAACAATTCTAAAGAAAGTTGGAAAACTCTTACTTCAACATTAATTCCTACATTTGGTGTAAAATATAGTTGAGTTCCAGTTACTGTTACTTCAGCGCCAATAGTTCCAATTCCAGATAAAGTTTCCAAATTAGCATACTCTACAATCGATGCTGTATTTCCATCATCAGCAACAATAACCTCAGAAAATTGAGCTTCGCCATTTGTAGTATCCTCAACACTTACTAGATAATATGCAGAGGACATACTTCCATCATACTCACAAATAGTGTTCTGAACTGGGGAGGATGTTGCGGCAATAGATGTGTAAGAAGACTGCAAACGAGAGTTGTTAAGTGATATAGATCCAACTCCAGAAGTAGATGTATTCGCTATTGATACTATTATTGTGTTTGCTGTTAAAGCAATTCCTGGTGTTGGAGCAAAGTCAAGATTTAAATTAGATCCAGATATATATGCCCAATAAGTTCCAAGTCCACTACTAGAAAATGAATCTAAAGAATGACTGGTTAATTGACCATACTCTAATAATTCAACTTCCGTTCCATTATGAATAATATTTAATTCATCATATTCATAAACATTATCCTCACCCTTTATCTCTACTAAAACTTTTGAGCTTCTATATGTTGATGCGATTCCAACAATGGTTGTAGTTGTTGCAGCAGAAACATTAGTATGAGTAGTTTTAATATTAACAATATCTCCAATATTTGTATTTCCAATACTTGTAACATTATCTTTTAAATCAAAAGATACATGACTTATATCATAGTCATTTACAGTATACTTGATTGGATAGAATAATAATTGCCCTTCCTCTCCTGAGATAGAAAAATCAAATGAACCAAGATCTGTATATGTTTCAACTCTTCCATATTGATTTAAGTACCCATTTACATCATCATGCAATAAGGAAACAATTAATGTTTGCCGTTCACCAGTAAATCTCTTGTCTCTAACAAAGGTAATATACTTTCTAGTTCTTGCGTTGGAAAGAAGGAAAGTATCAATAACACTAAATCTTGTTGGTCTTGGAGAACTATTAAATAAATCACTTATATCATCAATGATCAAAACTCTATTACCAACAGATTCAAAATAATCTGTTAACACTCTTGTCTTAAAAATAATTTCATTAGATATTACTCCATAATCAAGAGTAACTGTGCCCTCAGAAGCAAGATCAAAATCGTAATAGCAATTTAAACTTCCTCTTCCAACGATGTCAGTAATAATTTCAGTATCACTATCATCAGCAAAAACAACATTCTTTCCGGAATCATCAGTTGTTTCAATAATAAGATCTGAGAATTTACGGAATCCTGTAGTATGATTAAGAGAGCTTACAGCATCATCCCAAGTTTGATAGGGTACTTTTGATTTAAGAGAATATGAGAAATATTGATAATAAAAATTGTCAGAGATTCTTTGGAGATTATCATTTAAAAATCCTGTGTTTTGACTCCATCCATTTTCAACAATTGATCCAAATCCGGTTTCAACTTCCCCATTGAATTCAATTTTCTTTCGGACAACTCCTTTTGTATTGGAACTTTGACCAGTAATAATATCACCAACAAGAAAATCTTTATCGGAAGAAACTGTAACATATTCCGTTTTATTGTTCCAACTTTCAACCGTTCCAAAAATTTCTCCAGAATAAACAGTTTCTCCACGCAAGAAATTATTTTTTGCAAGAGTTGGACTGAAAATTGGGAATTGCTTCTCTGGAATAATTCTTCCATAAGAATTAGCAGCATTATAAGTTCCAGGATACTCACTTCCAGTTAAGTAATCTTGAAGATTATAAGTTACATTTGCATTTCCTCCACCAAGAGAAGTAGAAACTCCTGTTAGCTCAAACAAATTATAATTATAATTTCTAGAGTTATATCCTTTTCCAAGAGATCCTAAACCAACACTTACATTTTCAATAAGCACTCTATCTCCAATAGAAAATGGAAAATCTTCTGGATCGCTAAATTCAGTATCAAGATAAACAACAACATCTTTTGATGTATTGTTAAAGGTTACAGAACTAATTCCAACTCCATTAGAGTTTTGTATTGGAATAAAAATTGGTGGTGCAGAATAAAGTCCAAAAGTATTCTTAAGAATAGTAACTTCTGTATCTCCAAGTTCATATATTAAATCTAAGTCATCAATAACTTCGTCGGTAAATCCATCTTTTACAATTATTCCTGGAGCAACTGTATAATTTCTTCCTCCGGATGAAATTCCAATACGAACGAAAGAACTTAAAGGCTCAATACTTAATATTTCTGGAAGATTTGCTACGGGTCTTAAAGTTATATCGGATGGATAATCAAATCCAATATCTTGAATTTTTGTTTTTACAATATTTCCAATTGATGATGTATTTGGTTCAAAGATAGCACCATATCCGAGTTCAGTTATTACGGTGCTTATTCCTGGAACATCCTTGTATCCAGCTCCGCTGTTAATAACATCAACTTTCGAAATTTCTCCTAATGCTGAACTTGAAGTAGTTTCATAAGAAGAAACTGAATTTGATTGTGTATAAACACTCAACTCTGGAGTATCAAATATTGTAAATTGGAAAGTTGTGGATCCTATTCCAGATATAACTTGCTGCCCAACATATGCACTATCAACTAGATCAATTTGATTGTGACTTCTTGCTGCATCATCAAGTACAAGTTCACTATAAGGTGGGAAAATAAATTGTGTATTATCTAAATTAAAGTTATAATATAATGTATCTGGAATATTTGAACTAATTTGAATTTGAACATACGCAGTGCTATCAATACCAACTCTTCCAGATCTAGTAACTTCAAAATCATCGCTTGAAGAAGATGTATAGAATGGATTTTCAAATTCTTTATCACTATAAAAATTAAACTCAAATGCCGAATATAAATTTGATGCGTAAGTAAATGCCAATGAAGAATCCGACAGATCAAATTTCAATAATTTATTTCTAATGACATTAATGTATGGATTAATCCTTGATAAAGTTCCAGAAGAAGCACTTGTAAATGTAATGAAAGATGGGTTTTTTGAATTTATGCTGTACTTTTCTTCTAAAAGTTTAATCTTATCAGGAGACACAACAAAAACATAATACATTGTCTCATTTTCTAGTCCACCAGTTGGTGATGCTGCGGTATGTATTACTCTATCTCCGGTTATAAAACTATGATTTGAAATCGAAATAGTATTTGTATTGACATCTACATCTGAAGAAGTAAAAGATGCAGGATCAAATACAATTCTTCTATTATATAAATCATATTTTACTATTACTGTTCTTTGAGTAGATGTTGTTAAATTAAAGTCAATAATATCATTTTTACTAAGTCCATGTGTGGAGGAGGTAGAAACTGTAACATCATTTTTAATAACTTGACCCGAGATAACATCGGATAAAGATGTCTTTAAACTATGATAGTTTCCAGATCCATAATTGTGGAAGAATAAAATATTATTATAAACTCCAGTTGTTGCAATTCCAACTTTAGATGATGAAATTCCAATAAAATCTTTTGAAATTGGAGCTGCATATAAAGTTTGAATTCCACTCAAAGAGTAGGAAGAAATTCCATCAGTTGAAACTCCAAGTGAAGTTCCTCCGTTTGTAGAATAAATTAAACGATCATTAATTTTTAGATTATGATTTGGATGATATATTGCCTGAACTGGAATGAATATTTGAGTAAGTCCTATTCCAGGATTACTAAATGTTGTCGTTGTTCCTAGACCAACTCCAGATATAGTGCCGACTCCTACAGACTCTGTGGGATCAAAATAATATTCATTGTTTATTCTGAAAATTCCGCTTGTTCTATAACCAACATTAATAGTGAATTTTCTTGGATCTTCATAAATTTTTTGAGATGAGCTATAAGAAGTTCCAACAGTCCCCTCATATTCTCTTAAAACTCTAATTCTATTACTTCTCTGATCAATATTAAGAACTTTAACTCTTTCTGTGCTTATTCCTAAAATATCATTCTCTCTAAGAGATGGAAAATCTAATAAACCAGAAACATAAAAATAAGTTGTCATTCCGGTTGATCCGGTTGTACCAACTCCAAGAACAAGAGAAAGAACCTCACTATTGATACCAACTCTATATGTTCTGTCTTCAAAATTCTTAATATAAGACGACAACCCAACAATTGATACTATTTCGCCATTGTTCAGATTATGTGGAGTTGAGGAGAATCCAACATACTGATTTCTTATTGAATATGGAGTAAATTCAATATTATTGAAAGTAGTTGTAGTGCAAGATACTGTATTGATTTTTTTACCTTTTATTTTGGAAACCTTAGCAGAAGCACCAACACCACCAGTATCTATATTGTTAAAAACAATACGATCATTGACACGATAATTTTTTCCTCCGGTTGTAATGCCTAAAGAATCTATCCCACCTGAAGAAGCACCTGTAATATCAATAAGTTGCTCTTTTACTTTATCTGGATTGAATATGTAATTATATCCGCTTCTCTGATTATTGATATTATATGGGCTAGTATTTCTAAACCAATTAGTTGATGAAAAATCATAATCGGTTTGGTTTGAGGATGTTTTATAATTAAAATCAATTGGTTTAGACTTGAATGAATTTCCAATTACATATGGAAATTGTGGTCTTTTAAAATCTTTAAATGGACCACCACTATCAACTGATCCAGAATTTATTGATGTGAAATATGCATAAGTTCCATTTGGATACTCTGGAGTTATACAGAATCTTCCATTGTGTTCATCTAAGTCACCATTTCCAATGTACTCATAATCTTCAACAAAAAATCCCTGAGGAAAGACTGAAGAAGAAGGTCTATTAGATCTTGATACTAGTTCATATCCAGATACCATTTGTCTAATAATTCCACCACTCTGAGTGGTATATCCATATGGACCGTAAATTGGATTTCCATCATATGCCCACCCCAAAATTGGAGAGTGATATGATGGAGAAGTTTCTTGTCCATTTAAAATAGGCAAATCAACAAGACCATATAAGTCTTCTCTTTGTGCCGTTAAAACATCAGTTTGTGGGAACAGATCACCTCTAACTGATGTAAGCGTGTTTCCTTCTCCCAAGAAAACAGCATTTTCTGGATCTTTTGCATATAAACTAGATCTCAAAGATCTAGGAGCATACAAGTGAGAATACTGTAAACTATCTCTAGCAATAGATGTTTCAACAATACCATCATCTCTAGTTAAAATGTTAAAATATTTTTCAAATAAGTTAACTGTCCATCTCTTAATATTAGCCTTGCATACACATCCCAATCCAGATGATTTTAAATTTATAAAAGTATCTTCTCCATATCCAACTCCACCATTAATGATCTTTATTTCAATAATTTTTCCATCCCTAATGATGGGAGTTAGTTTTGCATATTTTCCAGTTCCTGTTATTTCTATCTCTGGTGGAGTGTTATAATTTTTCCCCTGATTATTAACAAGAATTTCAGTTATTCTACCTTCGTTAATAATAGGAGTGAATTCGGCTTGTGATCCTGTAATAAAATCAAATTCTGGTTGTCTATCAAAATTTAAAATTTCGGAAGATCCATAACCAACTCCATTATTGGTTAAATGAATAGAGTCAATTGATCCCCTAAAAATGGGTTGAACTCTACAATCAAAACTTTGATCTGTTCTCGTAGACACGCCAGTAATTCCATCTACAGTAACAACTATAGGTGGATAGTTGAAAGAATGTGTTCCAGTTCCTTTAGATTTTAAGTTTGTTACAACATTATTGTTAAAATAAAAATCTTTTGCTGTTACACCAGTTCCAACTAGGGATAATGTAAAAGTATTATCATCAACTTTATTTACATAATATTGTTTTGTAGTGTCTAATCCCTTAATAGAATTTCCAGTGGATGAATATTCAATAATTTCTCCAGAAGAATATCCATGCTCTTTTATAATAATTTGATTGTTTGATGTTGAGATTCCAGAAATACCAGTTCTTCTTTCCTTGTTCTTATAACCACTTCCAGGATTTGTTACTATAATATCAGTTACAATTTGCTTTCTTTCCGATGATTTAAATCTATGAACTCCAGATCCATATGAAGTGAGATTTACAGTGTTTATACCACTTATCGCATCACTTTCTTTCGTATGCAATTTAATGGTTTTACTGTCAACAACGAAAGCATAGTAACTAGAACCAGTTGTTAATCCTGAAACACCACTTGATCCATCAGTTTTATAGATTATTCTCTCATTGTCTCTAAATTTATGATATGTGGAAAATCCAATAGTATTATTTGTTAGGTTTACAAAACCAGAAGCAGATTCGGAGTTGAAGAGAACATTGTGTTCAACTTGAGAAATATTGACTTCTGCAGCTGCTCCTACTCCTCCACCACCAGATATTTTTACAATTGGGGTTTCAAGATAATCAAATCCAGTATCTAATATTTCTATTCTGTTTAAAGTTCCATTAACTGCACAGATTCCAGTTGCTCCAGTTCCTACAGCGTCTCTGATATTAAGGACAGGTGGATTAATAACATCGTAATCTGTTCCAGGGCTAGAAACAATGATATTTTCTATTGTTCCGTAAAAAATAGTATCAAAAGATTTATAATTTAAAAGTTCTGTTCCATTTACAAATATTCCATTATAACCTGGTTCTGTATTATAAACATTACTTTGATTAACTGGAGGACTGATTTTTCTTAATATTTGTTGAGGTTGTAGATTTTTTTTATAGAAATTATAATAGATAAACTTATTATTTGTTACAGTATCAGATACTGAAATAAAAGAATTATTAAAAATATCAGACTTACTTTTTGCTATTCTAATTCTATTTGAATCAACTCTAGAAACATAGTAAACACCTTCGGAAAGATTCGAAAATTTACTTGTAACTTCGTTATCTATTGTATTTCCATCAACATCTGTTCCGGCGGTTACTGTTTTTAGTGGTTCATAAAAAATAGCATCTCCAGTATAAAGTCCATGATCAGTATTTGTTGTTAATCTAAAAATTTCTCCACTATATGTTCCATTTAATGTAAATTTCTTATCAAATGGATTTAAAGATTCATTATAATAACTTGGTAATGAATTTGAAGCTATAAGAGTCTCTCTTCCAAAATCTACATAAGAATTTTGAACATTTGCTTGTATCTTTGTGAGATACGGATATCTTGTAGAATTTCCTTTTAATATTTGATTCTCTACAGTAAATAACAAATTAGCATTTAAAAGTTTATTAACTCTAACTGTAAAAACTTTATTGCTAATAATATCTGTAATTGTTCCCGAGGTTTCTACAGATGCACTATCTTTTAATATAACATTATTGCCAACTCTCAGATTATGATTATCATATGTTGTGATGTTATAAATTCTATCTATGCTATCAAGCAAATTTATATTACTTACTTCCCAATATCCTTTTATATTATTAATTAATGTGGAAGTTATTAAATTAGTATCAGATTTTCCTAAAGACTTAATCTTTACAGTATCCCCAGCAGAATATCTGTAAGTATTACTTTCTAATATCTTTAAATTTTGCAGTACAGATCCTATTCTAAATCTAATTTGATCTTGACTTCCATTATATCCATAAGCAAAAGTATTTAATCTTAAATTAGTTTCTTTTAATATACCAACATCGACAGAAGATACATTAAAAAACTGAGTTAAAGATTTCCCACTAAAGGATAATACTGACTCTTCATTGTCAACATTAACTACAACTATTTCTCCAGAGTCTGGAAATCCAACTGTAGAATCAACATCGATTATTGTAGATCCTACAGAAACATTATTTAAAATTTTTGTTTTTGGATGAACAACAAAATCTCCAAAAATTGTTCCTTTAACATCAATATCTTTATCATAATCAAAATCAAGACTTAATTTGTAAAATATATTTTCATCATATGTAATTTTTTCTACATTCGCTACAGAAGCTCTAGATGATTGTATATTGTACTGAGAATACTCATCTTGAAAAATAGTTTGATTTAAAAGTTGTAAAGGATCTCCCTGAATAGATTCGACTACAATATCTTGCGTTACTCTATATCCAGCATCTGATGGTTTGAAAAGATAATCTTTTGGCTTTACTACCTCAACATCTTCCCCATATAAAGCACCAAAAAGTATTTTGAAAGATTTATCTGTTCCTTTTGAATCGTAAAAATCTTTTGCTCTTGAAATAAAAGTTTTTAAATTTAAATTCGAAGTTAAAGTTCTCTCCGAAAACCCTGGAGTAAATTGTTTTTTAATTTTTGTGAAAAATTCATTTAAGAATAATACACTAAGATTGTAAATTTTTGCTTCTCTTTTATGTTCATCTGCAGAAGAGGAAGCAAAAACTAATTCATCAGGAGTATTTGATGATTTTAATGAAGTAATTCCACTAAATCCTCTTTTACATCCTTCAAATGTAAATTGAGTTTTATATTCATATGTAATAATTTCATTATCAATTAATAAGAGTCCCCATTTGTCAGGAAAGCCTTGAGTAAAAGTACTAATTAATTGTCCTACACCAAGAGTTCCAGCATTTATTGTTGTATCAGTAATAGATACATCTTGAGAAAGATATGTAAATTCTTTTGTTGATGAGTTTTCTTCTAATTTTAAATACTTATCAATATTTTGAATAAGATCAAAAGATCCACCTTGAAATTCTTGCGATATATAATACTGTTTTAAAAACTCCCCAATTAGTGGGAAATCTTCGCGCACAAATTCTGGTAGTTGATTTTCAACTATGGATTGAAGTTTTACCCTATCTTCCGTCATTCTTTATCTTACTAAGTTTGAGTTTGAGTAACTTGATGATACAATATAATTTGTTCCAGAAACATCAGCACCAGATGCTATTTGATCTGATATCATATTAATAATTGTTCTGTTGTTATCTAATTGAAGATATAAATCTTGCAATCCAATAACATCATTAGAGAAAGGAGAGACAGAAAATTCTATCAAAGACTCTCCTCTATTTACACTAGTAGAAATAATGTTAATTGGATTTAATTTTATTTCTCCTTTCAAATAGTCAACCGTTCCAACAGCTCTTTTAATAATTTTTGGTTGAGTAGGAGACTCTAAAGAAAAGATAAAAATTTGCCCTGTTTCTAAATTTGCATCTGGAATATCGGAGAAATAAACAGTTCCAGATATTCCACTTACAATAAAACCAGAAGATCTGATGTTATATCCATCAATTTTCTCTACATGAAATCTATTTCCAAAACATATTTCATACTCAGTGAAGGAGTTAAGATTTGCTCTCATATCCCTTCTCATTTTTATACGAGTAATATTAGATGTAATTGATTCATGACTGTCATCAATTAATTTCAAAAACTTACTATATTTAAATCTTGCACCAAACTTATTCAATTCGGTTGAGTCAGAATATTCTAAGATATTATTGCTTATAATTGATTTAACAAAAGATGCATTTGGCGCAAGATTTGTATTGTAATAAACACTTGCATCAACTTCAATATACAGATATTTGAGATCTACAATTTCAGTTACAATTCCTGCAACTGAATATTTTTTAATTAATCTCTTGATATTTTCTTTAATTAGATTTGATAGATAAACGCCATTAAATGGTTTTACACTTATGAATACCTTTCCATATTGTGGCGGATCCAATTCCTCTCCACCATATACAGATACAGACTCGGTTTCTGGATAAATTGTTGGAATAATTGACTCATAATCTTGTGCTGTTACAGCTCTATTTCTAGATGCATATATCTGTGTAGAAAACTTTTTGATGGAGTCAATTCCTTCAATATTTCTTCCACCATATGAAATTTGATTGGTGGTAATTTGAGAAATACCAGAAGTAACTACGGTTCCATTATTATCTAATAATCTGCCAGCAAAAACATATGAAGAGTTTATATTATTACCATTAGATCCATTACAAATCATGTAAGAAACTTCAATGTAATTTGGTTCTTGCAGTTTCTTACCAAATATTCCATCTCCAAAAATTATTTCATATCTTTCGTCTTCAACTTCTTGAACAAAGTAAATTGCAGATTCGCCATTTATATCGAAAAGACTATCCGATCTTCTGTATTTTCTAGAAACAGAAGAAAGTTGTGAATCTTTGACTATGACACTAATTGAAGAAATATCTATTCCACTATTATCTAATATGAATCTTTGATTTAAATTAAATGAGTTAACTGTAAAATTAGTTGTGACATATGTACCCTCATAAACATCAATATTATCGAAAGATGCGATACCATTACTATCTACAGGAACTGTAACATCAGATAAAACTGAGAATGAAAAACTTCCACCATCAAAAACATTGCTTGTTGTAAGTATATTGCCAGATTTCAATGTAATTGAAACTGGATTTGTGGAGAAATTGGATGTATCAACAAAGAATGATATGTTTGAAATTGCCGATTTTCTTGATCTAGGGACATATCCAATATTTCTTGCAAGAGAAACTACATTCTCTCTCAATGTTGCACTATCAATGAATACCTCATTTGATACCATATTGGCATTATATGAGGTAATATAAGTGTTATATGCTAGAAGATCAATAATTGTTGATAGATTCGATCCCTCAAAATCGTAGTCAGTAAAATTTGGATTCGATCTAAGGTAATCCTTAATCGAAGTTTTTATTTGATCGAAGTCTATGTTGCTGAAATTAACTAAAGGCATTTACCTTGCTGGCTGTAATGCAAATGACAATTTTTGTGCAGGAACATCAATTCCTACAATATAATAATTAATTGTGACATTATATTGCCCACCATCATAATCTGGAGATACTGCAACTTCTATTAAATCCACTCTTGGTTCATAATTTTCAATCACAGTTTCAATTTCACTCTTAATAACTGAAGATGTAATTTCATCTAAAGGTTCAAAAAGTAAAGCATAAACACCAGATCCAAGATTTTGATTAAAAGGCCGTTCCCCTTTTTGTGTTAGTATCAAATTACGAATAGATCTGGCAATTGCAGTCTCATTGGCAAGAGAAATTAAGTCAAAATTCAGGGGATTAACCTGAAATGACATACTTATATCCTTAAATCCCTTACTAATTCTTTCTGCGGGCATTTAGATGTTAAATCTATCTTATTTATTCATGTTCTTTAGCAGTTTTCCAGAAATATTCATCCTCTTCTCCCATTCCAAGACGATCATAACCACTTTCTACTTGATAATATTTTGTTGAAACCTTAAAATCGGGCATTTTAGGTTCTTTTGGAGTCAAACTATTGTCATAAATTCTCATGCGATTGTTTGGATATAATCCAAACTGTCCATTTTCAAGTTCAATTAAGTTATGCGACTTGTGTTCTGCAGGATTTTCACTCGTTGCCCAGTCAACATAGTCTGGATCATGATGATAATTGTCAATTGTACACACATATACACCTTTCATTGTACCATGATCGCGGGTATACACCTCATAATCCATACTACCAATAAATTTTTTATCTATTGAAACAACTCCATAGTCCATACAATTCCAAAATTGAAGGTTAGGTAGACTCATATCAGGTTCGGGTATCTTTGGACTAGCCACAAAGGCACTGATGGGCAGCTTATCATACATTGCTGCATACTCTGGTAGATAAGTTTCAAAATAAAATGCGCGTCCAGGTATTGATTTTGCACTTACCCATATACCTTTTACAAATTCACCATGGCCACTTTGATGATCAGTGAGATATTCTTTTCTTACCCATACTTCTTGTGAAGGTAAGTTACAAATTAAACAAGCCATTTGATTTTTTCCTTTTTTTATTTTTTCGAGAGAAACTCCGGGTGTGGAGTTTCCGGTCCTACTCTTAATACTTATAAACATAAAAAAAAGACTCCCATATAAAGGGGAGTCATTTTTAAATTATTTACCTTGTCCTCGATAAGGTTTTCTTGCTTTATTTCTGCTTGTTGCAGAATACTTTGTATTTTTTCCATTACCCTGTCGGGTATTTTTGGGACTAGATTCAATAAGTGCTGAACCATTCAGTGACTTTTTACGAATTGCCATAGTTAAATTTTCTCCAGTTCAATAAAAGATGGATCAATATCTTCACCATCATAATACTTAAGTGCTAATTCTTCAAGAACCTTAGCAGATTCTTCGTAACTAAGATTCTTATAAATTGTTCTTCCGTTATATTTGATATTAAATGACTCTTGTTTTTTCATGTCCTACACGAATACGAGGATCACACCAAATCTCAAATCCCTGTTCTTTTGCATCAAGACAGAATGAAACATCTTCACCACACATATCTTGAACATTACCACTTTCAAAGACTTGCATCTTTGGTGCAAACCAAGGATACTCAAGATTTTCAAAGACACCGTTCTTAATCAATACCCAACCAAAACCTGTGTAATCAACAGTAAATGGCTTCTTACGCTTTGTAATTGAATCAACAGTTTCATGATTCATCACTCCACCATTCTTCCTGAAATCATCTTCCTCTAACCAATGTGCAACAGATGTTGTATGTCCATCTTCAGTTGCATACCATCCTGCAACAATTTCTTTCTCTGTACCGTCCTCTGCAATAGCCATATCACAAAGTTGCCAGAACTTTTCAGTGTTGAATACAATATCACTATCAATCCAAAGTTGATAATCATATTCAAGTTTACCATCCCAAGGTTTTTGATTTGGTCCACGGAGTACATTTGCACCAAGTACCTTACATCGTGCAAAATTCACCATTGATGAATAATCTTGTGAAATCTGAATACTCATTCCATTTTGTACTAGATCAAAACAAAGTTGTACAAAATTCTTTAGAAAAGTAAATGAACATCCACGACCAGGCAAACAAAATACAATTGCCTTACCTTTCATTCTCTCTTTAATTGCATTAATATCCCATGTAGGTGCATTACTTTTGGGTGTTGCTGCTTTTACAGTAAATCCTTTTGCCATAAGATTGAAATAACTTCAGTTCAATTTTAACAGTTTATATATCTCTTGTCAATATGATGGGCCACCTGCAGGGCCTCTTTGATCTTCCATTAATGGAAATACTTCCTCATATGACAAATCCTCAACCATATAATCAGTCTTCATTAGACCAACCATACTGTTGAGTTGATTCCATGTTCTCTGAAATTCATCCTCTTTTAATGAATGAAATATACATCTATCCTTTGCATAGATATGAAATATTTTTTCTCTGGGGGGCATAAAAATTCTCCGGAAATTTTTTTGTGTCTTCTTATTTCACCACCGCTTTATATATCATCACTAATAAAAATCCAAGGGGTATTAACACTACTTTACTCATTGTCTTTGGATATCGAATTAACCACCCAGCAAAAACAACCTTCCAAAAGGTCCAGTATGGTTGCTTGTACTTCCGGAAATTTTTTATATACATGATATTGATCGGTCGATTTGTCACCTCTGTAGGTTAGGGTAGTTAGGGATTTTTATATCACGCCGCCGCGAACGCATCAGAAACCGCCATAAAACACTGCCGATTCACTGATATTCAAATAGTATAATACGGGGGACTAACTGTTGTCAACCCCCCCGAGAGTAAGTATCAATCAGAACAGAAGATCTGCAATCTCATTGATAGTTTGTTCGGACTGAATATCCTCTGCGATAACATTCAGAATCTCAAGGATTTCAGAGCCAGTGTTACCTTGACGGAGCATACCAAGAGCAATCGACTTGGACATAATAAAGAGAGAAAAGTGAAGTGAACTGTGTGTTTGGTAAGTGTCTTTATAGGGCGCATCTTATTCCCTTAATTGTTAGTAACGAACTACATGATTGATATAGTTAAGTCCCCAAGAGTAAGCATCATCAGGATCCTTTAATGTTTGCTTGACAGAATACTTATAACCATCTTCAGTTTCATATTGATAGACCCACACATTCCATCGCCCAGACTTTGCTTGTTGTATGAAAAATGGGCGCGTCTCAGTGTTAGAAACTAGCATGAACTTATGAGGAAAAGAGTGTTACTCAGAGGTCGAACACATCGCTATTCAGTTGGACCACATTTACCTTGGGGTCAGCAAACTTTACACCGTCCTTAGTTTCGGTGACTCCATAATCATTGTAGAGGCAATTTACAAGGGTTTCATAATCACCACACTCCATAGCAAGGTGATACAAACGCTCCTCATTGTTGATCCACAGAGCAACATTCCAGGTCTCATAATTCTCCCAACCGTTATAAGAAACGTCGAGAGCATTTGCTTGATAAGTGGTAGTCATTGGAGTGAAGATTGTGTGGGGTTCGTTTCCTCCCCCCGTTGAACCTATTATGAAGCATCGGAGGGCAGAATACAAGTGGGGGTTGTGCCAGTCCCCCAACTGGTTTTCTCTTCACAAATTCATGCAATTGCCTCCTCGAAGACTTCTTC